CTCTTATTGAATATTGATATACTCATGGATCCAACATAATCCGATTTAAGACCCATCGCTCCAGTTAATGGATTATAGATTAAATCTGACCATTGTCTAAGTATTTTATAGACAGTCATTGAATTGGCATCATTCAGATTGACCTCAAATTCCATCGATAGGGTCATATCTGTTGTTGATGGTTCACCACCAGCATATCTTCTAGTAGCAAATTTATAATTTTGCTGTATTGGGTCATTAGCAGTTATATCAACAGCCAATCCTGTGATAGATTTAACTTGCTGCGCTAATATACCTTCACCGTTGAATGTCGTTGACGCATCGACTATACCAGCAGGTGGGTTAATGATAACCTCAAACTGGTTAAGATAAACAGGTTCGAAATTGTTTATCGCTGCTCTAGAGTTCGTAAAATGTGGTAATCCTGCCATTTATATTTTTTAATTTTTATAGGAATAAATCTTCCCAGTAATCAACCGCCCATTGAAGATCATCTATTTTATAAAGATCGGTTGATGTATAGTTAAGATTCATTGGACTTATTGGCTTAGTTATAAAAGCATCCTTACATGTAATTCTTCTATAAACGTCACCTTGCTTATTGAAAATTGATACTACTATCGTTCCAACATAATCATTTTTAAGTCCCATAGCTCCAGTTAACGGATTGTAAATAAGATCTGACCATTGTCTTAAAGTCTTAAATACATACATCGAATTATCATCGTTAAGATTGACATTGAAGCTTAAACTTAAATCAAGGTACGTTTGGTCTGGTTTAGCACCAGCATAGTTTCTTTTAGCAAACTTATATTTCTGAGTAGCTAATCCAGGGTGTTTATCTAATGATAGCCCGCTAACTTTAGTTACGTGCTGCAATAGAATTTCACCACCAGCTACTGCAGCTGGTGGAATTATAGTAACTTCAAATTGATTCAGGTAAACAGGTTCAAATCTATTTGTTCCTGAAAGTGAATTTTGAAAATGTGGTAATCCTGCCATAGTTATTAATATTTATCTTTGGTTGGGATATTATGCAAATTGTATAAATCCTCCTGATGCGATTCCGCCAGTTCTGGTAACAGTGATTCTATTAATGAATTTCTGTATACCTCTAGCTGGTTCGATTATGATGTCAATTATACCCATATTCATATCAATGATTGCAGGTGTATTATTAGAAGCATCCATAACAGTCTGATAAGCATAAATACCCCCACCTGCTCTAACACCATCCAGATAGTTATCTACTAATGTTTTTATTTCAAGTCTGATAGAATCGTCATTGAAGTCAAATAGATAATTTGCTAATATTTCTTGTACATCATTTTCTACACTGATTAGTAAATCTCTAACGTGAACAAGGTTAAATGCGGAATTAACTTGCTGATATGCAGTTTGGTTACCAAAAATAACCACTCCGATACCTCTTCTTTTTATAATTGGGTTGATTCCGAATGGTTCAAGATTTCCTCTATCTTCATCAGTAAAATCATACTCAACTCCAACTATATTACCTCCACTAATAACCCCTCTTTTCTGTCCTGCTATAATTGCATAAGGTTCCCCGTTTGCAAATTTTCTTAGGAAGTTATTAGAAACATAAGCAGAAGGTGGAACTTCCACGTTTCTATTATTTTCTCTTACTGTAATGTAAGGTGAATAAAAAGCAGCATATTTAGCTCCTTCATCCTCACTAGGTAAACTAAATGTGTAAGATGGGTTTAGTGATAAATTACCACCGTCTACAATATAAGCAGTATTTAATCTTGGATATGGATTAGAAGCTGTAGGCGCATCAGTAAATCTAGGATCCGTACTTGCTCTAAATTGAGCCATTGAAGGAGCGTTGATTAATGCTAATGCCTGTTGTCTAAGCTTAGCCAATCTACTTAATTGGTATTTAGAGTTAGGTAATATTTGACCAGAGAAAGTATCCACGATGTATCTGAATGATATAACGTCCTTAGCAGCCAGTGTTTTAGCTATATTGGTGTCATACATAACATCCAATATTTCAGAAATCCTAGCATCACTTCCGTTTGGTCTATGTGATTCATTCATAGTGAATCCACTTAAATAACTGAAATCAAAAGATCTTGTAAACTGAGCAATAGATTTGAATTTTTGAACTCTTACTCCTGTTCCTGATGTATAATAAAGAACCGGTCTAGCAGAAGTAACTCTATATGTTCCTAGAGTTGTTGTCATAGCAACAGAAGTTATCTTTGCTAATCTACTTTGTCTGTTCCCTGTAGCAGGTTCACATATATCAAGATCAGTAGAAACTACCAAATCTCCTACCGAGAATGGAACATTACTATTACTATCCAATGTAACCAAGAATGTGGTAACGTCTATTTTGGTACAATCTACAAATTGGTTAATCGAACCTTCCTGCGAAATTATGTCAAAATTTTGTGGTCCTACAGGAAGACCTATATTATTTGAAGCATAAGTGCTAGCAAATGCTGGTATGTTTGTAATCGTTTCGTTAGCTCTTGATACGTTACTAAATGCTCTGGTATAAACCATATTAAACTGATCCTTATCAACTGTTGATTCAAAGCCTAGGTATCTAAGGGAAGTTCCATCCGCGCTGGTCCAAGCAAGATCTCCATCAGTGATTTCAGCATATTTATTATCTTGGAAAAGTGGGGAAGCGTTATATCCGACAAGTACATTTGATGTTCCTGCAGGTGCTCCTGGTCCTGTAACTCCACTAGGTGTAGCTACGTTGATGATATCAAGATAATCAGAATTACCAAATTGGTAAGCATTAGTATAGAATGAAGGATTACTTCCAGAAGCTCCCGTATTATATGAGGTTAAATTAAATGTTGGAGTAACTGTTATACCTTGTCCTCTATAGAATGATGTATCTAATGGATGCGTCCAGAAAATTCTAAGAGTTCCTGAAATGTCTCTGGTACCAGTAACTTTAAGTTTAACCAAATCAGCCTCAGCAAATTGATTAAGTAATGCGCCGGTTAAACCTCCAGTATATCCAGAAACTACACCCAGTATGAATTTTTCGTCATTCGATGATGTTACCGTTAAGAAAGTCTTAAGTGAATTAACATTGGCTGCATTTTGTAAATATCCCGCTGTTGTTCCATATGCTCCGCTAGTTTGTAGATAGTGTAATCCACCATCATATGCATTAGGATCGTAAGGTAAAAATGATTGCTGAACGATACCAGCTGTTGCCCCTGAATTTCCAGTTAATGTATATAAAGTACCTACTTTAGCTCCCGTAGTATAAACTGTTGCTCCGGTAGCGCTGTTGAATCCGGTAGCTCCGGTTACACCTATTACATTTTGTGTATAAAGATAATCAGCAACAAGAACTTGATCATAGCTTAAGAAATTGATTCTAGGAGTAGCTAAGTCACTATCACCAGTTAATTCATCAATAAGGTGATTACCTACTAGATCTATCTTAGATCCATTAGCACATATATCATCAAAAGCTTGTTCATCTATTGCACAAAATAGTCCAGTAGAAGGAGTGCCATTGTTTATTAATACTTGAATGTATTGAGTAACACCATTAAGGTCAACAAAATCAGGGATAATACATCCAGTAACTGAGGTAACTATAGATACATCAGGTTCAGATAGGAAACTATCAATTCTACTTTTTATGAATCCATTATCGGTAAAATATGTGCTCCATCTAGGATCCAGTGATAATGCTTGGTAATTTGTCCAATCACCGAATACTGCAATAACATCAATGAAATAGTCAGCCATATAGTCATATGGGTGCATAAAGCTAGGTACGTTATCCGCACCATACCAATCAATTGCGAAAATATCATATCCTCTAAGAGGTCTAGATGAATCAGTAGATTTTCTGGTAATTATACTCATCGGAGACTTACCAAGATTAGTTAAATTAAATAACTTACCTTGATCGGCAACACTTAATGTAGCAAGAAAGTAATTAGGATCAGCGAACCAAAATCTCTCCTTGTTATAGTAGGATGAATATAATCTACTAGTTACCTCACCGTTATACTCTTCAGTATCAAGTGAATATGATTGATATGTAACTTTATCGGGATTTGCAGTCTCCTCATCATCATTTAATCTTAAAAGATTTAACGCGAAAACAGGACCTGTATTTAAACATGTTAATATAGATCTTTGGAAAAAAGATCCCTTGTTTTCTAATGATCTATCAACATCTCCAAATATCGATATCATTGTAGTAACATCCGGTATATAAACCGGAGTATTAAAAGGACCCTTGTTAGAAAACCCAACAACCAGTCTTATCGTTTGTGATGTTAATATAACATTCTGAGATGCGTCAAACTCAAGTGTGTAGACTCCAGATGCTCTGAATTGAGAATAGTCTATTTTTACCTTATTTGCCATTATTTATTAAAGATATTTTTGCTTCTAGACTATATATCAAAATCAAAATGGGAATTATGTGTTATGCTATTACATCATGTTATTAAAATCACCAAACATTCTTCCATCCTTAGTACTTGGTCCTCTTCCTTCATCTTCGCTTATCTGTCCTCCTTCAAGTTTACTTATTATAAGATCCTTATATGAATTATCCTCAAGCTCATCAAACACCTCGCCAACTAATTGATTAAAATCATATCCCTCGAATAAGCCGGGTAAATTGACTAGCGTCATTGCAACATCATCATGGCCACTCTGACTGGAGTATGTTCCCCTATTATTTAAGCCAAAAGTAAAAAGCTCGGGTACGGTCCATTTTTTATCATTAACTAGTATTCTGTCACTTTTTATTAGCCCCCTGAGCATCTCACAATATTTCATTTTATTTTTCTCATTATACTTTATACCAACCTTCATTATTCTAGCTGCCTCCGTATGTTTAGTAAATAAAAACATCTCATCAAAAAAGTCATCCCTGGCCATTAATTTATCATATAACAATTCACCTTTATAATTCATCTCTAAAGCTATCTTAACCCTATCAACAGTAAATATTTCGCTACATAATAACTGTAGAAGTTTTGTCACTTCTTCGAGTTTTATTTCATTATCTCTGAATACACCAACCTGGACCAGGCCAAAAAAATCGGCTTCGTCCTCAAATTCCTCTATTTTCTCTATTATGAACTTAGGTAAAGGTGTTACCTTAAATATATTTATAACCGTAAAGTCTCCATTACCACCACCACTCAAATCTATGGAGATAACAAATTTTTTCCCGGGCTGATCGCACTTATCTATATCAAACTTTGGATGCCATAATAGATTCTCATAATTTACATCACCGTAATGCAGTGAGCTTAATTCCCTCCATTCATACTCAACCTCATTTCTTCTAATCTTTTTTAATTCATCCGAACCTAAAAGTAAGCTAGATGAGCTTAAAAATTGATTACCATATTCCTGATTAAATAATTCCTCACTTCCTAAGTTACCAATTTCCCTCTTTTTCCATTCATCGTCTCTACCCGGAACTTGCCACCAGTCAACCCTAATCGGATTAAAACTATTTTCCCCCGTTATTGCACCTTGATAAATGTCATAAAACTTATTCATTCCATTTGGGGTTGATGTTATTATTATTCGGGAAACTTTGGATGATGATACTGTGGGGTAAGTTGATCTGAAGAAAGCCTCCATGAAATTTGGATTAATATGAGCGAACTCATCCATATATAGAAAATGTATGGTAAAACCAATACCTGATGTTTTTGTTGTAGTTTTAGCTAATACCCTGCATCCATTATCAAATCTCATTGTCATAACGTTATTGACAACCATACCAGGTTTCATATAAAAAGGAAGTCCCTTTATAATGGATTTTATCTTATCCATTAACTCCTCCGCGGTATCACCTACGTTAGCAAGAATCATCGCATTTTTATCATGGTTAAAAAGAAGATACCAAACTAATATGATGGATGAGGTTATTGATTTACCAACCTGTCTAGGGGCTAAGAATATATTAAATCTATGATTCTGATATTCCTTAAGAACTGATGTCTGATAATCCCTAAGACGTATGTAATCTAAACCGGTATCAGTCATTACTTTACAATATTTAGCAAAATAACTAACATCCTCCGCACACTTCTTCATTTCCAGTATTTCTTCACTGGTATATTCCCAAAGTATATTAGATCTTTTTAGCTCCGGATCTTGGTCATGAAAAGGATTGTCAACTTCCTTGTAATCAAGTCCGTCCTCATCAACTCTTCTTAATAACTCATCAACCCTAGCGGTTGTCCAATAGGAGGTTTCTTGCTGTTCAGCTGCAGGTAAATTACTCATAGTTTCGCTTTATTCTAATATATCGTCTTCGATAGAATAATCCTCCATACCGGAATCTAGATCCTCCTGTATGCTTCTAGGATTATTAGCGTCTATTATTTTCTTCTGTCTAGCGTTAACTACCGCGTTAGGATCAACCATCTCCGGAGTTATATCAACAACTTCTGAGCTATTTATAATATCGCGTAGTCCCTCCATTATACCTCTGGTACCTCTGGATCTAATACCATCCGAGCTATTAGGGATCGGTGCATATGAACCATCGGAAGTGTATTCCTGATCCATTACGACACCATTGGAATGCCTCTTTTCATCAGATTCTATTCTAGTTTTCTTGTAGTTCTGTTCCATTTTTTCAAGATATCCCTGATAGTCCTTGGGCATCTGCATAATCTGGGATTGTAATTGAGCAAGAACTTCGAATAGTCTAGGGTGCATATTACCGAGATCTATTTCCTCTAATAATTTAGTAATCGCATGTTGAGATGATTTCAACTGAAACATCATTGCTGATATATTCATCGTGTCCATCTTCTTTTTAAATTCAACATGTGTTGCATCGGTTTTCGCTGCAGAATCTAAATAAAAATTGGATATTGAATCTAAAAGAGCCTTCGCCTCAGATAATGCAGTGGATTTTTCTGTTGCAAAATCCATAACTTCAGTACTTTTTAATCTTGGTAGATCTTCGGTATCAGCTGCTATATTATCCAATGCTTCCTCCATTATAATGGAGTCTAAACTTTCTTTAATCTTTTCTTCCAGAACTTTTTCCGGTTTTGGTTTTCTTCTTGGCATAATTTATCTATTTCTAGCAAACTTAGGTGCTTTTAATAATGGTTTTGCGTTATCTATTATGTGTGCTAATTGTGCATCTCTAACTACATTCTGATTTAGAACTGTAGACTGTGTATCTATATCTATCATATTTTTAAATAATCTAATATTAGTTAAGAATATTGGACCAGTGAATATTTTATATGTATTATCATCAGTACCATAGAATGGACTAGCTGTATCGTTATTTATTACAGATGGAGCATTGAACAATATAGGGTCAGTAAACATTCTTACGACCTCATGAACCTTGTTAAGTTTACTGGTCTGCTCATTAGGATTTACAGGATCATATGACATTTCCCATACATTTGCAGAAATCTGTTTATAAACATTGGAAAAGTTTACAACGATTGAATACCAATCACCATAAACTGGTGTAAATTGTAGAGGCGAGTTTATTATTGTATCATTCAATCTTATAACTAAACTACCAGTCTCTAAAAACTGGTTACCTGTATCATCCATTACTCCGGAATGTACTATATCCACCCTGAATCCTTTTATCGAATCATCAACATCCTGATATAAACCGCTAATCAAATTTCGGCTTTGTGCTTTTTGCATTCTCCATATTATGGTTCCTTCGGAAAAAACTGTGTTATTATTAACAACAGTGAACCTATATTCATCCAAAACTGAGACTACCTGATATCCTCCTGAATGATGTTTGTCACCTTTGATAGCTACATATCCATTAGGATTTGATGCGTATGATTGCCAGCTTTCAAGTCTATGCCTTTTAGGGAATGAATTAAAGTATAGTAAATCATCGGTAGAATTCTCTAGAGTCAAGTTTATTACAGGATATGGTCTTCTTAATAATTGCTGATTGTCATAGTAATTTCTTATATTAAACCATGTAGTAAATGCTAATTCCGTGGACGAATCAGATTTTGGTAAGAATTTATATCTAATTGCATTTCTATATCTGTCCGGATCATATCCGAATTCGGAATCATCATTAAATGATGCAGATAAATCATAATAATTATTAGCAACTATGGTCCAGTTATTATTTAGATCATATTCAATTGTTTGAAGCTCCTTATAGATATATGATCTTATAGGATCCTGAGACAATTGGGTTATCGTGGTTGCATATTGCTGTGGCTTGGTAGCTTTCGTTTCTTCGTCTCTAGTTTCAACTCCAAATAGATCACTTGTAGTTAAAGATATTCCCTCTAATTCCTCCTTATATGCAGGGTCCTGAAAATACGTATTACTCTTAGGAGTATATTTCTTAAGCTCAACTTTAAAGTAAACAGGGGAATTCATAAAATCCCTGAAAAGGTAAGTTGAATTTATTTCATATATTCTATTTGCAATAGGAAAATAAAGTATATCTCTCTTCCTTGGTTGTGATCCCTTACCAAATATACTTTCGAAATACCTTTTATCAATCTGTATTTCAAAAGGTTCCTCAAACTGGAGCCCAAAAGGATCAAAGTTCATTTTATTGTCAGGAAACTGATTTTGTGGAACTACTATCTTAACACATTTCTCATCCACTACATTAAATAGAGTGTATTCCCTAAGTATAACATCCTTTCCTCTAGCTTGTGGCTGTATTGAATAATAATTTGCTTCTAGACCAAAAACATTATTAACCATTAAACTAAGATCCTGGTATAGATTTAAAGCACGATTAACAGCATATGGATTAAAAGTAAAATTACAGTTTGAAAATACAACAGGTCTGGATGAAACCTCATTAGTGCAAACCGGCGCTGGCTTGTATATAACAACCTCCGGTGTTGGACCATAGTCTAGATCCAATTCAAAAGAAACTATAACTATAGTAGGATCTATAGGTTCTTCGGTATTATAGATTATAGTACCATCATCATTAATAAGAACTGAGGTAAATCTAAATTCAGGATAAAATTTATTATTAGGATTTAATGCTATATCAAAGAGAGTTGAAAATTCATTAGTTAGCCCATTTAAAGCAGTACCTACGTTTGTCCATAATGACCAACTTTTACCATCTATACTATATCTAAAATCTATTGCGATATCATTCGCATCTAATATGGATCCCGAGTTATTACTATTCGATGCATCTATTATCCATCCGTTAAATTTAGTAACGTTCTCGAAAGGTTTATCCCATGATAGAACCCTATAATTACCTATATAGGTGAAGTTTAATGCACTATCTAGCTGTTCTATTCTTAAATCATAATAGGATGAGTCTTCGCACGGTTTATAAAAAGTTTCTCCGTTTATTGATACCTGATGATATCCGCCACAACCTATCTGCTGAGATCTAGCCATTGCACCCTCCGGAGTAGAGAATATATTATCAGTCGATGAGCTCTTTACTTTGTCTGTATTTTGTAATCCATCATGATAATTAAATCTTTGATCAGATAGATTATATTGCTCACCACTGGTATTATATACAGGAGTGGTTGGCTTTGGAAACTTATCTTCTGGTACGAAACTCATTTTTTTAATTATTTATGTATATATCCAAAAAGAAAATGCTGGAC